TTTGGTGACATTGTGAGAGGTCTTCATGTCTATGGTGCGAAAGTACTAAGAGGTGAAGCATTAGTCTCAGCTTTCTACGGTATTGACTAATCGTAAAATTGGGGGAGTCTTCGGACTCCTCCTCTTTTTTTAAAAGGAAAACAATATGAAAACAAAATACGGAGTAACAAATCAATTAGCTCAACTAGCGAAAGTTCGTTCACCTCAAACTAGATATAATAAATATGGAGAAAAAATAGGTGCTACAGGATTAAGTAAGAGAGAACAAATGGGAGCTGCACAAGACTTTAGTTTTATGCCAAAAAAGAAATCTAAACCTGTAATGGGTGAAAGAATGATGTTTAAAGGTGGAGGTATGGTTACAGCAAAACCTAATTAAACATGGCAACTACATTCCTAACACTAACAAATGAAGTTCTTCAAGAACTTAATGAAATAGAATTAACTTCTGCAACTTTTGCAAACGCAAAAGGTATTCAAAGTTTTGTTAAAAATTCTATTAATAAATCTTTAAATGATATTGCAACAGAAGAACCACAACTTCCATTCTTTGCTGCTGCAGCTAGTGGAGGAACAGACCCTTTTTATGGTAATGTTACAGTAGCAACTGTAGCAGGTACTAGATGGTATACATTAAAATCAGGAAGTTCAAGCGTTACAACCGATTATGCTTCTATTGATTGGGATGATTTTTATCTTACTACAATTAATGTAAGTGGAGAATCGTCACCTTTTGTTTCTAGAGGTTTACGTTATTTAAGTTTAGATGAATGGACAAGATACTTTAGAGACTCTGAAAATCAAGATGATGCAGATACACAAAACTTTGGAGAACCAAAATATGTTATACGTAGTCCAGACCACAGAAAGTTTGGATTAAGTCCTATACCTGATAAAGTATATAATGTGCATTTTTATGCATATAATACACCAACAGCTTTATCATCTCATAGTGACGAAATGGTTTTACCTGACCAATATGCAAATGTTATAACATCTAGAGCAAGATACTATGTGTGGCAATTTAAAGAAAGTCCACAACAAGCAGCATTTGCATTAGAAGATTATAAAAAAGGAATGAGACAAATGAAATCTAATTTAATTAATCCTGCTCCTTCCTATATTACAGACGACAGAATATATTTCTAATGGCAAGAAGTCAACCATACACAGTAGCAGTTAATGGAGGATTAGTTAAATCTTCAAATGTTATTGATTTATTAAAAACTCCCGGAGTAGCTAAAGATTTACAAAACTTTGAAGTATCTACAGAAGGTGGATATAGACGTATTAATGGCTATCAAAAATTTGGTACAACTGATGCTACACAACCTACAGGAAGTACAACAAATATTTTAGGAGTATTTCCGTATGCAGATGGAGTTATAGCATGTGCAGGAACAGGAATATTTTTTACAAATGATGGAGAAACTTGGTTAAATATTGGAAGAAGTTCTGTTGCATCAAGTGGAGATAATTATTCAACTTTTACAGGCAGAAGTACTTTAACTAGAACTAGCCAAGGGCAATGTCAATTTACTGTATTTGAAACTGCTACATCAGATTATGGAACAGTTATTATAGCTGATGGAGCAAATAAACCCTATGCATTTAGAATGGAAGGTTCAGGTTCATTAAGTGGAAGAACATTTTTTGGAGAAGAAGTAACTGTAACAAGTACAAAACATGTTAAGTATGTTACAACACATGATAAACATTTAATAGCTGCAGGTGTTGAAGATAATCTAAATACAATTTATTATAGTGGTACATTAGACCCTACAGATTTTACAAGTACAGGTTCAGGTAATATAGTTTTAGAAGACCAAATAGAAGGTATTAAAGGTTTCCGTGATGAATTATTTATCTTCTGTACAAATAGTATTTTTAAATTAATTAATATAAATAACTCTAGTTCTATTGCAATTGTACCTGTTACAAAGAACGTAGGTTGTTTAAGTGGATATAGTATTCAAGAAATTGGTGGTGACTTAATATTTTTAGCACCAGATGGATTAAGAACAATTGCAGGTACAGCAAGAATTGGTGACGTTGAGTTGGGTACAGTTAGTACAACAATACAACCTTTACTAACAGACTTGACAGAAAGCATAAATAGCTTTATAATAAATAGTCTAGTACTTAGAGATAAATCTCAATATAGATTATTTTATACTAATACTACACTAGAAAATAATCAACAAAAAGGTGTTATTGGAACATTAAGACCTGATGGATTTCAATGGTCAGAAACTAGAGGTTTAGAAGTTACTGCTATTGGTTCAGGTTTTGATAATAATAATGTTGAACAATATTATCATGGAGATACAAATGGGTTTGTATATCAACATGATACTGGTAATGATTTTGATGGAGCAAATATTTTAGCTCGATATGAAACACCTAATTACGATTATGGTGATTTAGGAACTTTAAAAACTTTACATTATTTTCGAGTTTCTGCAAGTGCAGAAGGTATTGTTGAACCAGATGTTCAAGTTAGATTTGATTATGGAAGTGGAGATATACCTCAACCCTCTAATTTATTTGACTTAGGAATTATTAATCCTCCTTCAAAATTTGGTGATGCAATATTTAATACAAATGTATTTGGAGGAGCTGATAATCCTTTAATTAGAGTTCCATTACAAGGTAGTGGAACAAGTAACAATTTTACTATAATAAGTGAAGATAGTAAACCCCCTTATACTATAAATGGTTTTTACGTAGACTATATACCTTCAGGCAGGAGATAATAAATGGCACAAACATATACAAGACAAAGTTCTTTTAGTGATGGAGATACTATCACATCAGCATTATTTAACAATGAATATAATCAGTTAGTTAACGCATTTTCATATAGTTCAAGTAGTGCAAGTTCTACAGGGCACAGACACGATGGTACTGCAGGACAGGGTGGTAACATTCATACTATTGGTGACTTAGATTTTTTAAACAAAATTGTTGTAGATAGCACAAATAATAGATGGGGATTTTATGTAGAAGTATCTTCATCAGCAGTAGAACAAATTAGAATACAAGATGGAGCTATTGTACCAGTAACAGATAACGATATAGATTTAGGAACAAGCTCTTTAGAATTTAAAGATGGGTATTTTGATGGTACAGTTTATGCAGACGCTATAAATTTTAACGGAACAGCAATTACATCAACAGCAGCAGAATTAAATATATTGGATGGAGTTACATCCACAGCAACCGAATTAAATTTATTAGACGGAGTTACAGCTACAACTGCTGAACTAAATATCCTTGATGGAGTTACTTCAACTGCAGCAGAATTAAATGCACTTGATGGAATTACTTCTACAGTAACAGAATTAAATATAGTTGATGGTAACACATCTGCTACATCAACAACAGTAGCCGATGCAGATAGAGTTGTTTTAAATGACAATGGAACAATGGTTCAAGTAGCTGTTACAGATTTAGCAGCATACTTTGATGATGAAATAACTGCAATGCCAAACTTAGTAACTACTGCAGCTACTACGGTAGGAGCATTAAATAGTGGTTCTATTACATCTGGTTTTGGTTCAATAGACAATGGTTCATCTGCAATTACAACAACGGGTACAGTTACATACGGTAGTTTATCAGATGGCTCTATAACTATTACAGCTTTTGTTGATGAAGATGATATGTCTTCAAACTCTGCAACACTTGTACCAACACAACAATCTGTTAAAGCTTATGTAGATACACAACTTACAGCAGAAGATTTAGACCTTACATCAGATAGTGGTACAATAGCTATTGACTTAGATAGTGAAACATTAACAGTTGCAGGTGGAGAAGGTATTGATACATCTGCTTCTAGTAATACAATAACAATCGCAGGTGAAGATGCTACAACATCTAATAAAGGTATAGCATCTTTTGACTCAAATGACTTTACAGTTTCTAGTGGGGCAGTAAGTCTAGCAACTACATCAACTGCAGCAGAACTCAATATACTTGATGGAGTTACTTCAACTACAGCAGAACTTAATATACTTGATGGAGTTACTTCAACTACAGCAGAACTTAATATACTTGATGGTGTAACAGCTACTACTGCTGAATTAAATTTACTAGATGGTGTGACGTCTACAACTGCAGAACTTAATATTTTAGATGGAGTTACAAGTACAGCAGCAGAACTTAATATCCTTGATGGCGTTACTTCAACTGCTGCAGAGTTAAATATACTCGATGGAGTTACAGCAAGTGCTACCGATATTAATCTTATAGATGGAATTACAAACGGAACTGTTATAGCTAGTAAAGCTATTATAACAGATTCAAACAAAGACATAACTGGTGGTCGTAACATTACGATTAGTGGTGAATTAGATGCAGCTACACTTGACATATCAGGTGATGCAGACATAGACGGAACATTAGAAGCTGATGCAATAACAATCGGTGGTACTACACTAGCAGAAACAATTAGTGATACTGTTGGAGCTATGGTAACAAGTAATACTGAAACAGGTGTAACAGTTACTTATGATGATTCAGATAATACATTAGACTTTGTAATTGGAACACTTAACCAAGATACTACAGGTACTGCAGCTATTGCAACTACAGTTACTATAACAGACAATGAAAGTACAAACGAAGAAAATGCTGTTGTATTTACAGCAGGTGGTGATGTAGATGGTGGTAATTTAGGTTTAGAGTCAGATGGTAACTTAACTTATAATCCAAGTTCAGGAACATTAACTGCTACAGCTTTTGCAGGAGCATTAACAGGTAACGTAACAGGAAATGCTTCGGGTACAGCAGCTACAGTTACAGGCGCAGCCCAATCAAATATTACAAGTCTTGGAACTCTTACAACACTTACAGTTGATAATGTAATTGTTAATGGTACAACCATAGGGCATACAGACGATACAGATTTAATGACTCTTGCTGATGGAGTGTTAACAGTAGCAGGTGAAGTCTCTATGACTACACTTGATATAGGTGGTACAAATGTTACAAGTACGGCTGCTGAATTAAATATCTTAGATGGAGTCACAAGCACAGCAGCAGAGTTAAATATACTTGATGGAGCAACAGTTGTTGTTGGTGAACTTAATTATTTAGACTTAGGTTCAACTGCTGTTGGTACAGCTATAGCTTCTAAAGCAGTTGTATTAGACTCTAACAAAGATTACACAGGTTTAAGAAACTTAACAATTACGGGTGAACTAGACGCAGCTACTTTAGATATAAGTGGTGACGTAGATATTGATGGAACATTAGAAACCGATAACCTAACAATAGGTGGAGCACAAGGTAGTGACGGACAAGTATTAACATCAACAGGTTCAGGTGTAGCTTGGGAAGATGCAAGTGGTGGTGGTGGTGGAGCTTCTGCTGTAAATGATTTATCAGATGCTAAGACTTTTGGTACTGGCTCTATAATGATTGGAGATGCAAGTACAGGAACTATAGATGCAGCAGACAATAATACAGGTTTAGGTATTGATATTTTTGCAGCTTTAACAAGTGGAGATGCTAACACAGCAGTTGGATTTAGTGCTCTTAAAGCAAATACTACAGGGGCTAGTAATACAGCAATTGGAACAAATGCTTTATTAACAGTCTCAACAGGAGGGGCTAACACAGCAGTAGGAAGTGCTGCTTTAAAATTACTTACCACAGCTTCTAACAATACAGCAATCGGGTGTGCTGCAGGAGATAGTATTACGGGAGGTGCACAAAATACAATAGTTGGTATGGAAGCTTTACAAGCTAATACCACAGGTGTTAACAACGTAGCAATTGGTTATCAAGCCATGTATTTAAATACAGCAAGTGAAAACACAGCAGTCGGTACTTATAGTTTAGACGCTAACACCACAGGAGGAAACAATGTCGCAGTCGGATATAATGTTTTAGGAGCAAATACTACAGGCTCTCAGAACACGGCTATAGGACATACTGCATTAGACTCTAATACAACAGCATCAAATAACACAGCAGTGGGATATGGTGCTTTAGGAGTAAACTCCACAGGCTCAGAAAATACTTCTGTTGGAAGGAACACTTTAGATGCAAATACCACAGGCTCAGACAATACTGCTCTTGGTAATTCAGCGTTAGGAGCAAATACCACAGGTGCTAACAACGTAGCAGTTGGTTCTGCTGCTTTATTATCAGCTACAACAGCAGGAGATAATGTTGCTATTGGAACAAGTGCATTAGAAACAACAAACAATACTAGAAACATGGGAATTGGCTATAGAGCACTTACTGCTCAAAGTGGTTCTTCTGACAATATAGCTATTGGATATGATGCTTTAGTTAGACAAACTACAGGTGCAAATGGAAACATTGCAATAGGTAACTATGCAGGTAGAGCAGTTGTATCTTCAGCTAGTACATCACAACTTGTAGCTATTGGACATTCTGTAGCTTCAAATGCTTCAGGAGCATTAGCAGGTTATCAGAATACTTTTGTAGGATACAATATTGCATCTGCATCAGGTTTAGCAGGAGCATTTCAAAATACAGCTTTAGGTGGTAGTGCATTAACTGATTTAACTTCAGGAGACCATAACGTAGCTATCGGCTACAATGCAGGTAATTCAATAACTACAGCCGGTGAAAATGTTTTTATAGGTAATAATGCCGGTGAAGATATAACAACTGGTAATCAAAATGTTGCAATCGGTAGAGAATGTTTTATGGATGCAACAACTGCTTCTGAATCTGTTGCAGTAGGATTCCAAGCGTTAGAAAATGCTACAGGAGGTAGTAATACTTCTATAGGCTATAAAGCAGGTGAAGATATAACAAGTGGTACGAACAACTTTTTTGTTGGTAAAGAAACAGGTCGTTCTAATTCACCCGGAGGTTCTATAACAACAGGAAATAATGAAGGTGTTTTAGGTAACGCAAATGTAAGTAAAATTAATGTACAAGTTTCATTAACAGTAGCTTCTGATGAAAGAGATAAAACAGACTTTCAACCTTTGACAGCAGGATTAGATTTTGTAAATGGCTTAACACCTTATACTTATTATTGGGATAAACGTCATAATTATGTTGATTGGAACGCAAATCCAGATACAGATTTAAATAGTATTACTCATGATGGAACACACAAAGAAGATTGGATGGATTTAGGTTTTAAAGCACAAGAAGTTATAGCTTTAGAAGAATCAATAAATCATAAACTATCTAATAAAACTAATTTAGTTTCTAATCAATCAGGTGATGGTAAACAATATCAGTTACAATATGAAAAATTTGTACCAATTCTAGTTAAAGCTTTGCAAGAAGCTGATGATAAAATAGATGCTTTGACTGCTAGAGTCGCAGCATTAGAAAGTTAATATAAGGAGAAAAAAATGGCAGTAACTAAAACACTAACCAAAGCTATTCCTTTTGAAAAAAATGGAAAGGTTGAAAAGTGGGATTTATCCATGACTTATGAGAATGACTCAGAAGGAGATGCTACATATTACACAAGTACTTTTAATAAAGCACGTGTAGCAGATAATGGTGATTTTACAGCTAAAGCTAAAGCTGATTGGACTAGGGCTCAATTAGAAGCTTTATGCCCTACTTCAAAGTGGGATGTTGTGTTTGCTAGTCAGGTTGATTCAGTTATTACAAATCCTGTAGTAACACCAGTAGCTGACACAGAATATTCAATACCATCTTAAAATTTAAACAGACATGGAACTAACAGGATACACCATGTTTTTATTATGGAATATATTCCTAACATTGGTTGTTGCTCCGATACTTTACAGTATTCGGTCTAACACAGCAGAGATTAAAAGACTTGACATACTTTTAAATAAAACAAGAGAAGAAATGGCAAAAGAATACGTTACCAAAAAAGAACTATCTGATGGTATGGATAGAGTTTTTGATACGTTAGATAAGATTGAAGAGAAACTGGACAAATTGTTCGAGGTTAAATAATGGCTAGAAAAAGATATAAAAAAGGAAAAAAAGTAGTACCTAATTTACAGCGTAGTCCTACAGGACGTATTGCTATGGGTCTAGGAGATGCAATAAAAAAGAAACTAGAACCAAAATATTCGGAAGACCCCGACCAAGCTCGTAAA